CCGTCTTATAAGTAAAATTTTTCTTGAACCTATAAAAATATTACTAATTGAAAATTTAACATTGTGAACTAGCAGAAACATTTTGTTTCTCTCTTTTGTGTCTCCTGATTTTGTCTAGGCTTTTTGTCGAAATTCCCATATTTGGAGTTGTCGCGTTTTGCTTGCTTTTTCTGTCGAGACTCTTTTGATTTGTTTACTTGTTTATTTCTTCGACGTCGCGAACTTTTAGAAACATTTTGTTTCTTTCTTTTGTACCCTCTTGACTTTGTCTGGCCTTTTGCTCGCTTTTCTTGTTTGGGACCTTTTCATTTGTTTGCATTTGTCGTTTTTCAATATGTATTTTATTTTTATGTGTGTTTTGTTTTCATGTGTGTTTTTCGTTAGTTGTTACCGAACACCTTGGATGTCATTTTACTTACAAGACGGACAAGAAGCCCCGTTCGCTAATCCTAGCCAAACTGATCTTATTCACAGGTATTTAGAAACCTTTGGTTTCCCTTTCTCGATCATTTTACATTGGTTCCGGCATTTCGTCCAACCATTTTGTTTTTGGTTTAGCTTGAGCAATGCTGCTTCTTTTCTTGTGCTCTTGCTCATCACCCCCACTCGTCAAACCTCTTACGGCTTGAGAAACCTTTTCGGCCTCGCCGTTGTCCTTTTTGGCTTCACGATATCCTTCGTCCGAACCGAAGGTTTAGGACCTTTTGAAGCTCAAGACGTTTGGGACGAAAAGGGTAGGAGCAACGTTTTCCCCGTTTTCAAAGCCATACAAAAGACTTTAGAGAAAGACGTCGAGATTTTTGAGGTTTTTATAAACAAGACCATGGAAGTTTTGGAGCACCCTCTCGAGGCCATTTACCGCCGAGAGTTTGGTATTTTTCCACCTATATTCCTTACTGTTTTTGTCCTCTTTTTGGTCGTTACTTTGAGCACCAGAATTTTGTGGCCTATTTTGAAGTTTGTTTGGCTCTGCCTGAAAATGGTTTTCCGAGCTGCTCGCTTCACTTTGGCATACCTCAAAGATACTGGCTACGTTATGTCCTTTTGTGCTCTCACCCCTTTCCGTCGCATTCGTGACTGCTTAAACGCTCGCGAGATACGACGTCGAAATCGTCGTCTAGACGAGGAAGTCGCTTGCGTCCTTGGCGAGGTTCCAATTAACATGATCACGCGTGTCCATTCTCACTTGAATTACGATGTTCATGGTCCCTACTTGACCGCTAATGATAATTCGCGAGTCTACTGTGCTAAACCCAGTGACGCTGCCATTTTGGTAACTAGTCCCCCCGCTAGAATTATGGAGGGAGTAGTTAAAGAAGCTATGATAGCCACGTCCCCTTTGTATCGCATAGATAAAATGCCGCCTTTTCAAGGTTGTTTTAAAGTCAACGGTACAGTTGTTGGCCAGTTTTCTCGTATCACTTTCATGGAAAAGGATTGTATCTTAACAGCCTCTCACGTTTTTGAGTACAATGAGAGCGCTATAATCACTTTGTGCAATGGCCCACGCGAGGTCTTTTTGCATGATGTACGTTCCAAGATAGTTGTTTGGTCGCCACGCACTCAGATGGATTTCTGCATAATTCAGTTCCCGTCTGCTGTTTTTTCTCAGTTGGGATTGAAACAAGGCAAGATAGCAACATCTTTGATTGAGTCTTCTGCTGTATCGATTTGCCAATATCATGAAGGCACGCCGTGCAAAGCTAGAGCCTTGGCAACTGTTTTTCGGGCCAAACCCTGGCACATTAAGTACGCCGCTTCTACTAATAAAGGTACATCAGGTGCGCCCATCCTAGATTGCCATCAGAGAATAGTTGGCGTACACCTTGAGGCTCATGCAGAGTTCAACGTCGGTGTCATTCCGCCGGTTTTTCGCAAAAACTACGTGCATGTCAAAGAATCGCTCAGAAATAACGACATAATGGATCAAGTTCCGGACATTCAAGAAGATGAAGAAGAATTGCGAATGTTTAGGTTTTTCCGAGCGCAGGCTCTTCAGGAGATCGATGATTCACACCTTGAAGAAAGGTTTGAGCGCGATGAGGAATATTATGCTTACATGTACGACGACGATTACGATTTTGACTACGATGCCGACGTCAACGGTTATGCTCTCGAAATGGCTCGCCTTAGAGAAGAAGCTGAACGCCTTCGCGAGCAGTATCAAAGAGAACTTGACGTTGAACAACGCCGTGGAGGCGATTTGGACGAGCTTCCGTCGAAAGACAGCGCTTATCGTCGAGGTCGCGTGTTCGTAGCTCGCACAGGCGCCACCGGTAGCCATGTTAATCAGAAGATCAAGGGAGGACGCTATCGTAAAGAAGCTCAGCTTCCACCTTTACAAACTGCGCTCGCTGAAGCAGCGCCTGTTGAAGGCGAGAAAGAGTCTCCCAAGACTTGCCCTAAGTGCAACGTCGTCTACCAGAAAGGTTATGATTGCACCATTTGTGGTCGCGCGTTGGCCAACGCCAAAACTATCGTTCAAGACAAACGCGACGCTGTCGAAGCCGGCTTGCAGAAAGCTGGTGTTCCCGTCGTTGTCCAAGATGGAATTTTGAACATAGTTGAAACGCAAGCTAAAGTCGACTTGCTGCCCGCTCGCCTTATTGAAAATGTTCTTGACGGTAGCAATCTTCAGAGACCTATCACTGATGAAAGTCGTCTTGCACACTTCCGCGAACAAAATGAGATTTTGCGAGAAATCGCTGCAATGGAAGGTAGACTTTTAATGGTTATCGATAAAAAGCTCAAGACTTTTCTTGATACTCAACCTATTTACGACTATAGTGACAATCACAGGTTGGCTCGTAAAGACAATTTGAGTGGAACTCTACGTGTCGTTGACGACCCAGACTTGACAAGACATGCCGATGTCAAAAACATACCGGAAAACATGTCTATTGGAGTCATGGGTAAGCCGTCAGTAAGGTTTCGACCCTGGCGTAATGCCGACTCTCCTTTAGAAGCGGATTTTGTTACTAACGCTTCGTCCCCTACTGTTTACGATGCTATTCTGCCCGCTCAGGTAGTTCGCACGACCAATCGTGCAGCTCGCCGCCGCCAGCGTCTGCCAAGTAACAAAGAAAGCCGCTACGTTTCGCAACCGAACCGAGACTTCGCCGTTTCCGTCGTCCGCAATGAAGATTTGTTGCCTGGTCAAGAAACAAATATAGATTTTTCCGACCAATGGCACTTGATGACCACTTGCGACGTTCTTGGTTACAATGATATTCATTATGCTTACGATAGCCGCGTCGCTCGCGGACCTGATACGCAAACTTTGGCTCCGGATGTGCAGCGCAGGCAAAAATTTTGGTCTGAATTTTTAGACGTCACTGAGAACACTCGTGACCGACGTTATGAGGTTAAAAGCCTTATACGCGAACAACGGCAAGCCGTTTCACGTTACCCCAAGCCGGTTATTCCCCCGCCTCCGTTCAAGGCCGCTCAAGAACAGTTGAACCGCGAAGTCGACACAGATTATGTCCCCGCGGTTCCTTTAAACTTGCTCAGCCCACCGGTGGGTGGGCGTCCTGGTTACACTTCAGTGAACCCGTCACCTTGTCTGACCACGTCACAAGTGTCGGCAAAGGAGCCCACACCTTCCACCAACCCGCAGAAAAGGCCGAAACAGAGTTCTGGAAGAAGGCGAAACAGATCAGGCCATCGTGCGATGACTACGGTTGGCCACAGAGAGGGGCAGCCGCAGAGCTTGCGAGCTTAACCTACCAATTCAACCAAGTAAAGAGGCCGGACTTCCCGCCTCATGAAAAACTCAAGGAAGTTATGGCTTTAACTAATAAAGATTATTATCAATTTAAATTACCCTCCTTTTGGGAGAGCTTTAACGAGGATTTACTAAATAAGAAGATAGACGAATTTAAAGATTTTCTTAAACCAGACTCCAGCCCAGGCGTGCCTTACGCCCAATATGGTGCCACTAATAAGACTTGTTTAGCCAATATGGGCAGCGAGTTTAATCGTATTGTCATTGAACGCCTCCGTAAATACAAAGACACCCCTGCCGAAGAAATTCGAGCTATGTCCGCAGACGAGCTTGTAAAAGCTGGTCTAGCCGACCCAGTGCGTGTTTTTGTCAAAGACGAGCCCCATAAGAAGGCGAAGATCAAACAAAATCGATTCCGCATCATTGCCAGCGTTTCAATCGTCCATAAGATGATTGAGATGCTGGCTAATCGAGACCTCCATAAACAGGAGATAGCTTTGTGGAAGGAGATTCCTAGCAAACCCGGAATCGGTTTTACTGACGAAGACAATGCTTTTATGTGGAAGGATGTTCATTCCGAACCAGGTCGTAAGGCTGAAAATGACACCCGCGGCTTTGATTTCTCCGTGCGTCCGGAGGAAAAGCTAATATGTGCCGAGGGAGTCATTGATCTGTGCTCCAACCCAAGTGAGTTCTGGGAAAGGGTTCAGTTAGCCATGGCGCTTGTAGAGTGCGTGGTTTTGTGGTACCTGTCCGACGGAACTTTGCTTATTTCCGATATGCTTGGCATGATGTTAAGTGGTCTTTACGTCACTAGCCGCAGAAACTCGTGGCTGAGAAATTGGAGATCCAAACTTATTGGAGTGCCTTGGATTAAGTGCGCCGGCGATGACGCCGTTGAAGCCTACATCGAAGACGCCGTCGAAAAGTATTCCAAATATAACTGGGTAGTCACCGGATACAAAGAAATAATTGACGATTTCGTGTTCTGCAGTCGAGTCTACAAGAAAGATTCCAGTCATCCTGAAACAGTGGAAAAGACCCTCATGAATCTTCTACATAATGTTCCTAAAACACTTGAAGAATACGAGGGCTACATGATGCAGTTCACAGACCAAGTAAAGAACCACCCAGACTTCTCTCAAATCATGAATTTGATCGAGAAAGTAGGGTATCTTCCTCAAGCCTTTGTAGCCGCGTAGTTCTGGGCTGGTGGGGGCCCAAAAGAATTCTAAGTAAAATGCCTCCCAAACAAAAACAAAACAAACAAAACAACAGCCGATCAGCAGTTCCGGCTCAAACAAAGTCTGCTAAACGACGTTCACGTCGTCAGAGATCCAACAAGCCTGTTCAGTCACCTCGTAATATGCCTCAGGCCCCGTACCAACCCCAGCCCATGGGAGTCGCTACTCGTTCCAATCTTGTTCGTAGCAAGAATGCCTATCAGAGCCAACTCCGTGCTATGGTCAGAGGTGGACGCCCTAGAATCAGCGCTGAAGGAATGAAGTTCCTCAAGTGTGCCTTCGCCCCTCCCGACTTCGATGGTTCATCCATCGGAGGCGTAACTGACAAGTTTTCGGGCAAGAGCACCGCTATCAAGTATCGCTACACTAACGCTCCACTCTATAACAATGGCACCTCCTTCGTCCCCTGGATTGCCGGCCGTGACTATTACGTCCTCTTGGCGCCCACTCCTGGTATTGCCTATTTCGTGGCTTCGGTCACCGCTGGCGCCGCTCCCGGTCGCAGCGTAAATTTCCAGGCAGTCACCTATTCCAGCTTTTCCGGCTTGTTCGATGTAGCTGGTGATGGAAAGTCCTGTGCCAATCTTACAACCAAGTATCGCTACGTTTCCAATCATTTCGAGTTTGTTCCGACTATGAATGCCACCTCCTGGGCTGGAAATATCCAAGTTTTCAAACTCCCGGTACAATGCGTTCGTCGTGAAAACGACGACGGAGGTGGAAACGACCGTCTTACCGTTACAGGGCTCGGTTCCAGCATCGTTAATTCCGGTGTTGAGAGTATCCTCTCCACAGGGATTAACGCTAGCGACATGGACCAATACACTGGGCCCTACAACCTCGGTTGCTACACCGCCGCCTACATGCGCGGTGGAGACTCCTGGAATTGGAGCGATATATGGGACGAGCAAAACCCCATTCCGGCCATTTCTCAAGCCGGTGACTGGGGCAGTCTCGGCAATGGAAGCAAGTCCATTCCTGGTTTCGACAACAATTTCGAAACTACGGTCATTAAGTTTTCAGGACTCGGTAGTACAGCTCCCCAAGGCATCATTAAGACCTGGGCATGCGTCGAACATCAGTTTGTTCCTGGCTCTGTCATGTACGAGATGCAAAACAATCGCAATTGTTACGACCCTCAGGCCATGGAAATGTATCGCGCCGTCATACAGGAACTCCCCATAGGCGTCTCCTTTCTCGACAACGACAGCTTTTGGCAGCGAGTCCTTGCCATCATACGGCGCGTCTCCGGAGCAGCCTCAGTCATACCTGGGCCCTACGGTATGGCCGCTACCGGCGTTAACTTGGTCGCTAACGCTCTTGAATCTCTGACGATGTAGACCCCCGTGAAGGAAAACACGCAAAACCAGTGAGGCACCACTTCAAAGACCCTTCACAACCTCAAGCAACCCAAACCGAAGGAAAACGGAAATAACGGTCGACACCGGGCTATAAGCTAACCAAACAAATATATAACGCATAATGTAAATTAATATATAACATTTTTATGCTTGTTGCTTGG